CCCGCCACCCTCGACCCCCGCATCACCAACGGCGCCCAAGCCGACTGCGTGATCAACGGGTATCGGGGCCGCTTTGAGCTCGTCTTCGACCTGGCCATGGACCGCGGCCACTACCGCGATCTGCGCCAGAGCCTCGAAGGCATCTTCCGTGTCGTCGGAGGCCCCACCTGATGGCCCGCCCCCAACGCCCCTTGAGCGCTCAACTGCAGGCCGCCAAAACCGAGGCCGTGCGCGAGCTCAGCCGCTGGCTCGACCAGCGCTTCACCGAAGAGCTCACCACCAGCAAGTGGAGTTACCCCACTCCACCCCAAGTGCGGGACATCGTGGACTCTGGCCGCCTCCAGGCCAGCCAAACCCGCACGGTCAACGCGGACGGCTCCGTCACCTTCACCTGGCCCGTCCCCTACGCCCCGCAAGTCCACGAGGGCGGCGTATCCACCACCGGCATGCGCTTCCCCGGTCGCCCTTGGACCAAAGCCCCGCTCGCCGAGGCCCCGGCCAAGTTCGCCCAACTGCTCAACGCTGCCGTGGAGAAGCAGCAATGACGATCTCGACCCACTGCCCGCCTGTCACCGCTCTTCGGAGCACGCTTGAGCGCCACATCCTCGACCTGTTCGAGGCCGACGGCACCACTCTCAAGCCCTTCACTGCCTGGCCGGGCTTCTACACCCTCCCCGACACCAGCCGCGTTCCCGCGGTCTACGTCGTCGGTGCCGCAATGGTCCCCTCCAACTGGGCCGTCACCGGCATCGAATGCACCATCGAGGACGTTCCCGAGATCGTCAGCCCCGGTTCGGTGGGCGCTGTCCTGTCTTTCGAGACCTGGACGGTCCGCTTCACCAACTACGGCACGAAGGAAGGCACCCGCATGCCGACCTCGTTGCTGGACATCAGCCGACGTCTGGCACGGGCCTTCCCCAGGGACCAAGTCACGTACATGGCCCGGACTGAGGCCACCTTTGAGGCCCTCACGGCCCGCATCCGCGGCGCCGTTTTGAACCCCCCGATCCCCTAAGGAGTCACCACCATGGCCGACTACGCCATCGGGCTGTCGTTTCACAAGGCTCACCGGACCATCGTCCGCGCCGTGGACCTGACGCCCCCCTGCCGCTACTTCGCTTCCCGCGACGCCGCCGGTCTGATCACCCTGCCGACCCTCGACGCCGGCTCCAGCTACGTCGAGCTGCAGGGCATCACCCAGACCAGCTTCCAGATCAACGACAACAACCAGGAGTTCCGCCTCCTCGGTGACGACGGTTGGATGGACAGCGTGATCACCGGCTCGTCCGTCCAGGCATCCGTCACCTCGTACTTCCTCAAGGACGCCGAGGTCCCCGCCGGACAGAACTGCCCGACCTTCCGTGGCAACTACGACGAAGGTTTCAACCTGATCCAAAAGGCCCGCTACAACAAGGACTTCGAGATCTACATCGAGTTCCTCAAGGAGCTGGGTCAAGCCAACGGCTCGACTGGCAACTACATCTATGACTTCACCGGCTTCAACGCCGTGATTCAGAACTACCAGGAGTCGATCAACGCCGAGGGCCTCACCGAGATCAGCTTCGACCTGATGTCCCGAGCCCGTCCGGTGTTCGGCCGCTACGACGCCGGCGCCACCGCCCTCAGCTTCGGCGGTGTCCAGTCCAGCCTGCTGTTCCTCGTGAATGGCACCCGCCAGGCTGCGGTGGTTCCCGCCGACAATGCCTCGGCGGTGGTCGTGGGCAACGATCTCACCGTGACCTACACCAGCAACGGCACCGCTCCGCTGACCCAGCTGGCCCTCGGCCAGACCGATGGCAGCGGCTTCCGCCTCGAGGTCGCCTCCACCGGCGTCGCCGTGCCGGCTGCGGTCACCCTGGCCAGCAACGTGGTCACGATCAACCCCGCTGCCAACCTGGCATCTGGCACGATCTTCCGCCTGAAGGTCGCCGACGGCGCCATCACCCAAGCGGTGGACGCCTCCGGCAACGCTTCGGCCTCCGGCATCAAGCGCCCGCTCGAAGGTTTCACCACCACCTTCCGCACCGCCTGATCCAGCGACCGCTGAGTTCAATCCCCTGGGCCCCGCAAGGGGCCTTCTTTTTATCAATGCACCACGATTTATTGCTAGATCCCATCAATACTGTCTTTGCAATTAACTGCAAAGAAGAAGGCGCCACCCTTCACTGTGGCGCCCTCTACCTTGAACCCCTCGTCCAAAGTAGCTCTATAACCTTAGCGTATAAAGACGCTAAGCTACAGGTTGAACTGCCACCCGAGCTCGTCAACCAGACCACGCCTTTTCGTGCCTGGTCCGTTGAGCTCCCCATCACCGATGCCTAAATACGCGAGCGTTCTCTTCAGCCCCTCCGAATACAAGGAGATCGGCCCTTTCCGCTTCCCCGTCTATCACGACCTCGTGCCGGGCGAATCCAAAGGCATTGAGGACATCAGCCGCCAGCAATCGAAGTCCACCTTCCGCTCGATCAAGCTGGCCCAGCGCATCGCCAAGGACAAAGACATCACCACCAAGGAAGCTCTCGAGCTGCTCAGCAACGCCGGCGAGGGTGAGAACCAGGACCTGATCTACGACTACGTCGGCGACCTCGAAGAACTCCAGCGCGACAGCCTCGGTGCTACAGCGCAGCAGATCGCCTTCGTCACCCTGTTCATGCGCTACCGCGCCGAAGCCAAGCTGCCCCGCTCCAAGGAGTGGACCAAGCTTGAGGACTGGTCCGAGGCCGACACCGAAGCCATGCCCAGCAAGTTGATGCAGGAGGTCTTCACCCTGATCACCTGGGAGCGCGACGGCTGGCCCGAGCCCACCACGGTGGGAAACGACACCGAGCCCGAGCAGGAGTTCAGCCCACCCCCGAACAAATCCTGAAGCAGTGCGAGGACTACCTGCGCACGCCCCTCACGGACTGGGACACCATTTACGTCCGCATCCGCTCGTCCGCCATGGGGCAGGACTTCCCTGCCCCCAAGTTCCTGCGCACTCCCATCAGCACCATCCGCTGGGTGTTGCGGCAGCTCGACGATGCCGACAAAGCTCAAGCCAACGTGCACGCCATCACCACAGCGCGCTTGGCGCAGCTGGTGATTCAGGTGGCCCACGGCTTCTCCGGATCCAAACGCGCCGCGCCCCAGGTCAAGCCCACCGATTTCCTGCCCTTCCCGGATTGGAAGCCCGCATCAACCGAGGCCGATGGCCCGGATCAACCCACCAAGTTCATCCTGTCTGAGTTGATTCGCAGCCGGCAAATCCCCCTTCATGTCTTCACTGCGCTGAATACCCCAGCCGCAGAGCGGCCGTAGCATACGGATAACGAGTAGCGCCGGCAGCAGTGGCTGATTTCAAAGTCAACGTCACCGCTGATACGCAAGATGCTGAGCGCAAGCTTCAGTCTGTCGACAAGACAGCGAGTGAAGCTACAAGACCTAGGCAGATAAGCATTGATATTCCCAACTACAGCGAACTTAGCAAGAATTTCAAGGACTTAAACAAAGACATAGAAAGCGCAGCTAATAGCGTCAAACAGTTCTACCGGGTTTCATCGCAGCTGCCTTTCGGGCCGGTCAAAGAGATCAACGAGATGGCGGGGCAGCTCAAACGAGTTGCCAGCACGGCCTCCGACACCAGCCGCGGTGTCATGGATGCGGGCGATGTTCTCAAAGCCACGTTTGAGACAACCAACAAGGCTGCAGAAACCCTCGTCGGGCGCCTGACACGCATCGCGCTCAGCCTCTACGTCATTCAAGAGGCTGCTGGTGCAGTTCAATCAGCCTTTGGTGGTCTCTTCAAAGAAACGATTGGACGCGAAGTCAAACTCCGCGAAACAATCCTCAAAACCCAAACCACTCTCGCTTCAACCAATAAAGTCTTCAAAGACGGCAAGGAAATCACCGATCCTTACCAGAAGATTGTCACCCTCACCGGCGCTGTCCGCTCCAACATCGATTCGATCCGAGAGCGGTCTATCGCTCTCGCCGGAGTCACCTCCAACGAGGTCATCGAGGTCTTCGGCATCGTCGCCACCCAGATTGGCCAGATCGGCGGTGGGCTCAAGGACGCAGAAGACCTGGCCATCAACTTCGCCGCCGCCCTCGGCACCTTTGGCATCCCCCTGTACCAGGCCCGCCAGGAGATCGGCTCGATCCTGCGTGGTGACATCACCATGGACTCCTACCTGGCCAAGGCGCTGGGTATCACCAACCAGGACATCGCCAAAGCCAAGTCTCAGGCCGGGGGTGTCATCAAGTTCCTCGAGGACCGTCTGGCGGCCTCCGTCGCCGGACAGCGCATCGCCGCCGAGGGCTTCTCTGGCGTGCTCTCCAACATCCGCGACCTCGGCGAGCTCGTCGGCCAGAACTTCGGAGCCGGCTTGCTGGACCCCTTAATTGGCGGGTTGACCACGATCTTTGACTTCCTTTTCAAGATCCGGAATCAGGTCTTTGACATCGCCCGTCTGGCTGGCACGAGTATCGGCACCATCGCCAGCATGGCGATCGGTCTCACCAGTGGGGCCACAGGTGGCTTCCGCCAAACCGCAGGTGGAGGTGGGGGCAGTGGCAGCCGGGGCACAGTCAACCAACGCAGTGCGCTGGAACTGACGAGCAATCCGAAAGCCGAGGACGTCTTAAAAGGCGTCGAAAAAGCGATCAAAAGAGTCCAGCTAGAAATTGGCAAAGCGATTTCCACGGTCTACTTACAGATCGCGACGCTTACAGAACGCATAGCCAATGCCTTTTCCGCTGTTAGCAAAGGACTCGCCAATTTGGCAATGGGCTTGTTGAGCTTGAAGCTCGAACAGCTCAAGGCGGTGATTGGTGTCATCGAAAGCTTGTCCCCAGCTCTTCTTACAGCCTCCAAAGCTGTCGGCGGCTTCCTGGGCGCCTGGGGCGAGGTGCTCAAACTTCCATTGGTGCAGCAAATTTCTCAGGTTGCCGCCGGCATGCGACTCCTCGAGATGAGCGGGGTCATGCCGCTCATCCGCACCGGCTTCATCCTGCAAGGAGTGATCGCCAACTGGGGCAAAATCATTGGTTTTGTCCGCGACCAATTCAACATGTTGCGCGCCATGATCGGCGGCGTGATCGCCTGGCTTGGTCAGCTCATCACCCAAGCCGGCCGCACGGGTGTTGCACTTTTGACAGCGTGGCAACCTGCTGGCAAAGCCCTGCAAGCCCTGCGCGCTGAGTTACTGGCGACAGTGACACAACTCGAGACCGTGGGCAACAGCGCCCAGCGCGCCGGCAACTCAATCGGCGGCTTCGGTCAGAACATTGAGAAAGCAGGCGGCGGGATCAAGACCCTCATCCTCGGGATGATCAAGTTCAACTTGATCATGTTTGCCATCAGCGCAGCACTCAGCATCGTCACTGAGCGGTTCTCTGCCTGGAAAGAAGCGCAGGATAAAGTCGCCAACGACAAGCGAGCAGCTGAAGCGATTCGGCTACTCAGCACCACCTATAAAGACCTCGGCGAAAACGCCACTGAAGCACAAAAGAGAGCCAAGTCTTTCCAAGAAAGCATTGTCAATCAGCGATACGACGAGGCACTTCAAAGCCTGGAAAAAGTAAGAAAGAAGGTCGAGGAACTAAGGAATACATTTGAAAAGCCCACAGGCTTCAATGCCACGCTAGCGGGCAAAGAACTCAACAACTTGCTGGCTGCGCTCAATCCCAAAAACCTAGAAGTACTGCTTGATTTTTCGAAGCCGCTGCCGGATGGATCATTCGGGAAAGGCTTGATAAACGCCGAACTCGAAAAAGAGAAAGCCGCGAAAGCTGAATTGGCAAAGTACGCCAAAGAAGTCAACAGGATTGCAGCGGAAGAAAACATCAAGATCGAGGCCCAAAACCGCACCAGTCTCGAAAAAGAAATCGGAGAACTGCGGCGTCAGCAAGAAGGTGAACTCTTCCAGCTGCGTCAGTCCCTCGCCCAGAAGGAAGTCGAGATCTTCCGCACCGCCGGCGAGCTCCGCATCCTGCAGATGGAGCAGGCCAACAAAAAGCTCATCGAGGGCGAAGAAGGCGCCTCCGCTGCGGCCCTAGACGCTTTGAACACCTACCTCTCCACACGCGAGCGCGGGGAACTGGACATCGAAGCCTCCAAGAAGCAGCTCGTCATCGAGGCCGCCAACCTCGAGCGCCAGATCTCCGATTACCGCCTCGAGAACGAGAAGAAAATCGCCGAGATCCGCAAGCGCGCCGGGGAGAACGATCAAAAGATGACCGACTATCGACGTCAAGTCGAGGGTCAGATCGCTGCAGGTAGTGGTGGAGGGGCCGCCACCTTTGGCTCCACAGGCAATGTCAGCAACGCTCCTGGGTGGGTCCATGGCCACTTCCAGACCACCACTGGAACGCTCAACGATCTCATCACCGATGTCATCCCAGTGCTCAAAGCGCTCCTCGACAAGGGCGTTCCCGTCGAGCTGGGCAATGGCACCAAAGTCCTCGCCGGCAAGAACGACGGCTACTACCGAGACATGCTCTCCACTGCCGCGCAACAGCACAAGCACAGCGGAGATGGTCGCTCAATCGACCTTTTTGTTCCCGAAGGCACCAAGGTTCCCGTCCCCCTCGGGGATGTGCGCGGACCCCAAGGGCGCGGAGGCATCACCGGTGCCCTGCCCGGCAGCGGCAAATCCTGGGT